CTGAGGTAACGAGAGAGACAGATTTACATAGGGCTTTTCCTTTAGCTGGATTTTTTAGATATCCGATGTCTAAAGCTTGTCCTAATAAAGTAACTCTAATGAAAGGATATCAAGATGTTACTCCCGGTCAACATTATGCTTGTTTTAAAGACGGTACAAACAGTTGGGGTAAAGACCATCCAAAAAGATTTCCAATAAAAGAAGTATTCACTCAAGTGCACCACTTTAAATGGGACAGTTCTTGCGTTGAAAGAATTAAAAAGGTTGCAGATAACAATAAAGAGTACTCTTATTCGGATGAATATAAAGTAATGTACGATGGAATCAAGATGTTTGATTTTAAAATAGACGTAAATAATCCTGAGTTTTCTGTTGAGAAATTGACAGAATTTTCTTATATTGATTATAACGACTATATGAAATGGGATAGTTTACGAGATAAAATAGTTACAGTATGAGTTCAAAATTAGATTTAGAAAAACAGTTATTAGAAGAACGTAAAGTCAAAGCAATCGAGAAGATTGCTAAAACTATGGATGATTTAGTCCTATGGTTTGAAGAGATAGATAAAGAAGAGTGGGGTGAAAGAATGCAATTTTATCTTGCAGAATTTTTAACTAGAACTCCAGAACTACCTAAAGAAGAAACTGAGGAGGATGAATCATAAACTTGGCATAGTAGTACCTTACAGAAATAGACCTGAACAACTAGCCATTTTTAGAAAAGAGATTGGTAACTACTTAGATATAGATTACGAACTAATAGTTGTAGAGCAATCAGATAAGAAAAATTTTAACCGTGGTAAGTTACTTAATATAGGTTTTCTCAAAGCTGAGGAATTAGGATGTGACTACGTTATTTTTCATGACGTGGATATGTTACCTATTGATGCTGACTATTCCTTTGTAAATAAACCAACACACCTTATTACTGATGTAGACTTACCAGAAGGTGTTTCAAGGACCCTTTTTGATGAATATTTCGGCGGTGTTACTGCATTTCCAAGTAATATATTTAGACAGATAAACGGTTATACAAATGAATATTACGGCTGGGGGTTTGAGGATGATGATCTCTTATTACGGTGTTTAGAAAACCATATCGACCTTGATGGTAAAGAGGTTGTACAGAAAGGAAGAGAAGGTGTAGCATTAAAGTTTAACGGAACTGATAGTTTTGTTGCTATACCCAACAAACTATCTATTTTACGAAACTTCTCTATATTTGTTTCTTTCAGTTATAACAATATTATGTCTGATGTAGACTTGGTTACTGATGAAAATTCTATTTTTAGTATACCAGGGTTTGACACTACTTTAACTGTTAATTCGTTTTTTGACCTAACTTTTCAGTTTTGGAAAAATGATTTAAGTTCTATTTCAATACCTACTAAAGGTTTACAAGCAGGTAATTTTAATGCTATTATTACAGTAGATAACAAAGGAGCGAATAAAAACACAAAAGACTATATTCCTCCCATAGTAAAATTTTATATTAACGGTAAGAAGGTAGGAGAAAATACTTTTGATAAACTTCTCAATATACAAAAACAACCTTATATATACCTTGGTGTAGGAGACCCTGATAGAAAAGAAAAAAACAACTGGTTTAACGGTACTATAGACACATTTGCTACCTACAGTACAGCTCTTACAGATGGTGAATGCTCACAGTTAGGTTCTAACTTGACTAATAGCCTTTTTACTCTTAAAAGCAACGATGAGTTAGTTTCTTATTACGACATGAAATTTGTTAACGGTACTGAACTCATAGACTTAAAAGGAAAGTCAAACGGTAGGGTATTCAATTGTGAACAAATTAATACTCAAAAAACTACTAACATTTTAAAACCAATTCCTCATCGTAAGAGTGGTAAGTTTAAAATACTACCACATAACGAAAATGGATACAAAGACGGGTATTGGATAAATTGGACAAGTAGAGAAAATCAACTTAAATATTTAAATAATTATTACAGTTTAAAATCTCAATACCAAAAAGATGGTTTAAGTAACTGTAAATTTAAACTACGTAACCTATTTAGTAGTGATAACTACCACCATTTAGAAGTAATGTTATGAGCCATAAATTAGGAGTTTGCGTCCCATATAGAAATAGAGAATTACATCTACATGAGTTTATACCTAAAGTTGGTAAATACTTAAAAGATAGGAATATAGATTTCCAGATGTATTTTGCTCATCAAGTAGACGATAAATTGTTTAATAGAGGAGCTACTAAAAATGTAGCTGCTAAACATGCTTTTGATGACGGTTGCGATTACATAGTATGGCATGATATTGATATGATACCTGAAGAAGGCGGCGGTTGTGATTATTCATACCCTGCTGATGCTCCAAGACATATAGCAACTCAAATATCTCAAATGGATTACCAGTTAAAGTATCATGAGTATTTCGGTGGAGCAGTTTTATTTACCAAAGAACAAGTTGAAGCTACTAACGGTTACTCTAATGATTACTGGGATTGGGGAATGGAGGACGATGATTTATTTTGGAGATGTCATTTAGAAGGTATGACTAACGACAGTTATTTGGTTAATAACATACAAAACCAAAAGTTTTTAAGGTTTGACGGAAATAATTCTTATGCTAAAATACCCTATCAAAGAGAATTAAGAGGATTAACAACCAGATCTCATACGATATCAGCTTTAGTTAGGTGTTATCAACAGTTAGATAAAAATAATGTTTTTCTCTTTGGTGATAAAGAACGTAAATATGTAGAGTACCCTATATTTAGAATACCTGGATATGATTACGGTTTATCATTTAATAATTCTAGAGCTTTATCATTTACTTTTTGGAATAGTTTTAATAAACACAACTATATGTGGTTAAAGAGATATGATAAACAGTGGTCATGGATTACTGCTGTGTTAGATCAAGATAGCCACTTAGCTCATTTTTACCTTAACGGTACAGAAGTGGATAGTAAAGTAGGGTTAGGTAGTCCTTCACCTTTGAGGTTTGATGGCAAGTTAAAAAATTACGGTTCCAACGACATTTACCTTGGTACTTCTCCTTCTCAACCTGATGAAAGTACTTTTAAATACTTTAAAGGAGATATAGCAAAAGTGTATGCATGGAATAGGGCATTAACTCCTAATGAACTAGCAGACTTACACAACAATCTACCGCAGGAAGATCTTTTAATAGATTTAGACTTTAATAAACCAAAAACTGAATATTCTAACTTTGGTGCAGAGTTAATATCAGAAGACATAGCAGTACCTAATTCGATTATACCTTATAGAGTTGAAGGAAGAATGAGGTGTCTACCCCATAAGGACGAAGGTATTGTTAATGGTCAGTTTGTAAAAGGTGAAACTACAGCACGAAATGAAAGAAGGTATGTTCTTGAAATGCAAAAAGGTTCTTGGAACTATAAAAACGATGGCATTAAACAGTTAAAGTACGAAATAGTTGGAGAGAAACAACTAACACCTTGGGCTAAAATGATAGATATTAAATTATGAACTTTGATTACGGCATAGTAAAGAAAAAATTAGATGCACAAGGATGTGGATTCTGTTTAGCAAAATGGACCCAAGTTACTATGCACTTAGGTACAGGTCTAACTCACTCCTGTCACCACCCTGTACAACATAAAATACCGCTAAGAGAGTTAAGAAACAACCCTACTGCTTTACACAATACTAGGTACAAGAAAAAAAGAAGAAAAGAAATGTTAGAAGGTAAAAGACCTTCTGAATGTAACTACTGTTGGAATGTAGAAGATAATTCACCACATTTTTCTGATAGGACTTTTAAATCTGCAGAACCTTGGTCTTTAGATCAGATGGATATTATTAAAAATACCCCATGGAAGGAAGACTATAATCCAAGATATGTAGAGGTTTCATTTTCTAATACATGTAATTTTGCTTGTGCATATTGCGGACCTCAGTATTCATCTAAGTGGGTTGAAGAAATAGAAAAACATGGACATTATAACACTGCTACCAGATTTAACAGTATAGATGATATAAAAAAAAGAGGTGAAATGCCTTATAAAAAATCTGAACACAACCCTTATATTGATGCGTTTTGGGAATGGTGGCCTGATCTATTTAAGGATTTACATACGTTTAGAATCACTGGAGGAGAACCTTTACTTTCACCAGATACATTTAGAGTATTAGAATATATTCAAGATCATTGGGAAGAAAATCCTAACCTTTCTTTAGCTATAAATACTAACTTGGGTGTACCTAAAAAGTTAGTTGATAGAATGATAGATATATGTAAAGATTTAGTTAACAACAATAAGATTAAAGAACTTATTATATTTACATCTGTAGAATCAACTGGCCGTCAGGCTGAATACGTAAGATACGGTTTAAACTACGGTGAGTTTTGGGTTAATATTGATAACATACTTACTGAACTACCTAAAGTAACTGTTAACATAATGGCTGCATTTAATGCACTGTCTGTCTTTACCTATAGTGAGTTAATTGATAAAGTACTTACATATAAAAAGAAGCATTGGAATGAAAACAGATACTGGAACACAGCTCTTCAATTAGATACTTCATACACTAGGTGGCCCCCTCATTTAAATGTTAAGATATTAGAAAAAAAACATAAAGATTTAATTTTAGAATCAGCAACAAAGGCTTTATACTATGGTCGTAACGGTATGACTAAAATCAAATACGGTTTTAATGATGTTGAAATTCAAAAAATAAAAAGAACATACGACTATGCAATAGGTACTAATGATTATACACCTTTTGATGTAGAAAAGCAAAGAAAAGACTTTATAACTTTTGTCAAGCAATACGATGAACGTAGAAAAACTAACTTTACAGAAACATTCCCAGAACTAAAAGAGATGTACGATGAATATAAGTAGAAGATATCCATGGATGTTATGGCCTGACAGTATTTGTCCATCATTTTTACCCAACCCTGTACTTCCTAGAGTACAAGGTAATCACTATTGGAAAATACAAGTTGAGTTTATTAACACAGAAAATAATTTTTCTACTGTAAAAGATGTATTTTGCTTTGTACCCAAATGTACAAGTTTATCTATATTTGAAAATAGATTATTTATAGGATTGGGATATGACCATCAAAATGATCGAGTTGAAACTAACTATATATTTGAACCTAATGTAAAATATAGTGTAACGTATGAACATTTACCAAAAGAAAAACTGATAGTATCAATAAATAATAAAGTTGAGTTTGAATATAGTTTATTAGAAACACCTCTAGCAGTGGTGGATAACCCAGTCATATTTTTAGGAGTTAACACACACGTTACTCATGAAGAATCAGAAGAAATAGATATTGATTTGTTGGATTTCAAAATATATGATAAGGAAGGTCTTGCATGTCATCATGATTTTAGTGAGATAATACACGGTAAGTCTATAGATAAAACAGGCAATTTAAATTTTATATACCAAATAGCATGAAAACATCTTATGAAAATGCATTAAAGGCGATGAATAACACTTCTCCTTCATTTTGTGCAGCAAAGTGGTATAACGTATCTATTTGGTTAGGTAATGGTAGAACAGCTTCTTGTCACCATCCGATTGCCCATAAAATACCAAGAGAAGAACTTGCAAAAGATGCATCAGCATTACATAATACCGAGTTTAAAAAGAAACAACGTAAAATGATGCTCGAAGGAGAAAGACCTCCAGAGTGTTCTTATTGTTGGACTGCTGAAGATGCATCTGGAGGTAACAGAGAAGGGGTTTACAGTGATAGAGTATATCAAACTGCTCGTTATACTGATGAAGAAATTGCAGCGTTAAAAAATATACCCTGGGATAAAAACATTACCCCTAAAACAGTTGAAATTTGTTTTGATAATCTATGTAATTTAGCGTGTTCTTACTGTAACTCAGAATTTAGTTCTACATGGTCAAAAGACATTACAACAAAAGGTGAATATAAAAACATGTTAACCAACGGAGGAAAAACGTATCGACAGGACGGTTCTCATGCAATGCCCTTTGGTAATAAAAATGAAGGTAATATTTATGTTAAAAGGTTTTTTGATTGGTTTCCTGAAATAAAAGATGGGTTGTACGAACTGAGAGTATCTGGTGGAGAACCTTCAAGGAGCCCTTCTTTTTGGCAATTATTAGATATCTGTGAAAATGAAAAATTTGATTTTGCAGTAAATAGTAATCTGATAATGGAAGAAGAAAGGTTAAATAAGTTGATAGAAGCTAGCAAAAAATTTAAAAAATTTGAAATTTACACTTCTGCTGAAAGTTACGGATTACTTCAAGAGTTTGTTCGTGATGGATTCAAATGGGATGTATGGGAGAAAAATATGTTCACTCTTAATAAAGCTAAATCTATCACCACAGTAAATATTATGATGACTATTTCTGCTTTAAGTATATGGGGTGTTGCTGAGTTTTTAGAAAAAATTACTGAATGGAGAAATAATACCAGATCTAACCAGTTTTATATGTCGTTAAATATTTTAAGATTTCCTTCTTTTCAAAGTGTTAATATTATAGAACAGAAGTATAAAGACGTCTTAGCTGATAGAATAGAAAATACTCTAACAAAAATAAATGACACATTAAAAGATTGGGAAATAAACCAAATTACTAGACTTATAAAATACCTACGTAATGTAACTAAGTCTCAAGAAGACAATGATCAATTAGATAAAAAATTATCCGATTTTAAAAATTTTACTAACCAGTATTCTATACGTAGAAACATGCCTACCGAAGAATACTTTACACCAGAAATGTACAACTGGTACCAAACACTATAATGAAATCACTTAAGAACCCAGGAGATAAAATTAGCAAAACATTCTGTTCACTACCTTGGACACATTTACACCATTGGCCAGATGGAAGAGTGTACCCATGTTGTTTAGCTGATTTCAGGAAACCGTACGGTAATGTAAAAGATTCTACATTAGAAGAAATATGGAACACTGATAAAATGAAGTCTCTCAGAAAAGCAAAATTAGCTGGAGAAAGACATGAATCGTGTTCTAAATGTTACCTGCAAGAAGACAACGGTGATGAGAGTATGAGGATTGCTGCTAATAAACTTATGGAAAAACATTTTGACAGGTTTATTGAGACTACAGATGAAGACGGTACGAGTAATGATTTTAGACTTCTTTATTGGGATTTTCGATTTTCAAATCTCTGTAACTTTAAATGTAGAATGTGCGGTTCATCATTAAGTTCAAAATGGTACAAGGATGAAATAGACATTTTTGGTTCCAGTGTTAACGATAGAGCATTAATACACGTAAATGATTGGAGTAAGAAAAACATTTACGAGTATATTGATATGTTTATAGGAGAAGTCGAAGAAATTTATTTTGCTGGTGGAGAACCTTTGATGATGGACGAACATTATATGATACTTGAAAAACTTATCGAAATTGGCAACACCAACACTAGGATAAGGTACAACACTAACTTTAGTATGTTGAAGTATAAAAAGTGGGATGTCTTAGAATTATGGAAAAACTTCACTAAACACGACCCTTTAAATGTACGTATTTTTGCATCGTTAGACGGTATGGGTGATTTGGCTGAATATGTACGAAAAGGTACTGATTGGAAAAAAATAGAAGAGAACGTTAAAACCACTTTGGATCAAGGTTTTTGGTTTGATCTGAGCTGTACAGTTAGTTTACTCAATATTTTTCAAATACCAGACTTTGTTGATAGGATGGTAGAGTTAGGTGTTCCATGGCACGGTATCCACCTTAATAATGTTTTGACCTTTCCAAGGTACTATGCTCTTGATACTTTACCAAATAATTTAAAAATAAAAGCTAAAGAAAATTTATATAACCATTTGAAAAAAGTTCCAGAACACTACAAACCGGAATTTAAACAAAAATACGATATTATAGTTAACTACCTTAAAATTGGTGATACTACAGATAACACGAAAGAAAATCAAGAAATGAAAAATATCTGTTCTAAAGTTGACGTGTACCGTAAAGAATCTTTTGTAGATATTTTCCCTTACTATAAGGACTGGTGGAACAGTATTACACTTGAAGATGATAAAAATGAAGAATCAAGTAATGTAATATGAATTCTTTCTGCCCTAATTTCTTTAACCATGTTATGAACGACTCCTATGGAGTTTACAAAGCCTGTTGTCTACACGTACCTGAATTCGTAAACGGTAAACACACAGGTGTTACTGTTGATAAACCGTTAGAGGAATTTTGGAACAGTGATAAGTTAGTTCAACAGAGGTTAAAAAGTATTAAAGGGGAACCTATTAATGGCTGTCAAGGTTGTTATAACGCTGAAAAAGAAGGTGGTGCATCTTTACGTACTGATTTACTTAGAACCTATTCTAAAGATAAAAAATTTATACAAAGAGTAAATAAGGCCAAAGAAAATAACGGGGTGCTAGAAGAATTTCCTATATCAGTCGAATACAGAGTAGGTAACTTATGCAACCTTAAGTGTAGAATGTGCAACCCACAAGATTCAGATTTAATAAATAACGAATATAAGGAAGTAAAATCTTCTTTGGATGATACAGTAAGTAATTACTTATTTCCAACGTTAGATACACCGATAAATATCGACACTGAAGGGTATTACGAAAGTATAAAGAAAAATGTTGAGGATATTGAAATAATTAGATTTTCTGGCGGTGAACCACTCATAAACAAATCGTTTCACGATTTAATATCATTTTTTATAGATTCTGGTAATTCTAAAAATTTAGATTTAAGAATTAACACGAACTTAACTAAACTGACAGAAGATTTATTATTTAAATTTAAAGAGTTTAAAAACGTTAATATTGACTTTTCGATTGACGGTGTAGGTGATATGTACGAATATATACGTTATCCAATGCCTTGGAGAGTAATTAGTAAAAAAATTGATTTACTTTCTGAGTTTAGCAGGGAAGAATCTAACATAAATGTATATGCTAACTATACTGTTCAAACTTATAATCTTTTACATATGTTAGATGCGATTGATTTTTTTGTATCCAAAGGATTCATACCTTTACTTCACCCGGTAACGTACCCAATGCACCTTAACATAAAAAATATACCTCAAGAGCTGAAGAAAAATGTTACGTCTAAAATAAATGACAAAATATCTAAAGTAGATACATTATATCCAAGTTTAGATGAAGTAAGAAAAAAGTGGATTAAAAATAAACTAAAATCACTTGTCACTCTTACTAACTTAGATACCGACAGCAAAAGTGTGGACGACTTTATTTCGTTTACCGAAACTTTAGATAATAAAAGAAAACAAAATTTTGCTGAAATAGAACCTACTATTTTTGAAGCGTTTAACACACATAAAAACCGGCCACTATGAAAGTAGATCTTAAAGATTACTTTTGTGATTTACCTTTCACATACTCAGAAATACATAAGGATAAGCAAACACTCTGTTGTCCATACTGGAACACTACTAATTTAAAAAAATCACCTGATTATCTCAAAAATTGGTTTAGTGATGAAGCGAAGGAAGTAAGAAATTCCATGTTAGATGGCAGTTTTAAAAGTTGTAGTAAAGAGTTCTGCCCTCATTTAAACATGCTTGTTAATAAAGGTAAAGTTACTGGCCCAATACGCCCTATAGAAGAATTTGATGCTTCAAACTACAATAAACCGAAACGTATAAAACTTTGTATTGACCGTTCTTGTAACCTTAAGTGCCCTACGTGTAGAGAAAAACTTATACCTAACACAGATTTAAACACAACAATGACGTTAGGTCAGTTGAAAAGACTTGAAGAAAGTTTTAGTGACGAACTTGAAGAATTTTTTACGAGCGGTACAGGAGACCCTTTCTACAGTAAACCGATGAGAGACTACCTTATTGACTTTCCTGTTGAAAAGTACCCTAAACTCAAAAGAATTATTATACACACCAACGGAATACTTTGGACCCCTAAGGTTTGGAGTAAACTTAAAAACATCCACCAATTTGTCGATCAGTGTGAAATAAGTATAGATGGTGCATCGAAAGAAACATATGAAAAAATAAGATTAGGAGGCAAGTGGGAAACTTTAATAGATAACTTAAATTTTATTAACACAATCGATACGGTAAAGAAAGTTACTACTTCATTTGTAGTACAAAAAGACAACTATAAAGAAGTTGAAAAATTTGTACAATTAATGAATGGTATTTTTAAAGGCCGTAAAGAACATACAGTTCTTTTTTACCGAGTTGCAAATTGGGGAACTTATTCTGAACAGGAATATAACGATATAAACGTATTAGACGTAAACCATCCAGAACATGGAGACTTTTTAGAATCGATACGTAATTTAGACAAATACCATAACGTAGTTGCAAATTTATTCTAATGAGTGCAAGTCAAGATAAAATGAAGGGATCTTTTTGTTCTGCTCCATACATTGCAACGTATATAGGTACTCAGGGTGAATTCACTCCTTGTTGTATCTTTAATTATGAAAATAAACTTTCAACTTATAGAGACAGTGATAGACTTTTAGATCATATGAACTCACCCGAGGCGGTAAAGTTACGTAAAGATTTACATGAGGGTAAAAAACCTGATGGATGTAGACACTGTTGGGACTTAGAATCAAGAGGTGAACTATCATTAAGACATCATTTTAATACTAGCTTTGATTATGAAGAAATTGTTAAAAAAACTAATGAAAATAACTTCTTACTTCCTGATCTTAAATTAAGGTACATCGATATTAGGTTTTCTAACAAATGTAACCTTAAATGTGTAAGTTGCGGTGCAGATTGGTCAACAGCATGGTATAATGATTCAGTTGCTCTTAAGTTAACACAACCTGGTTCACCAAAATTAAAATCAATTGAAAATACTGAAAATTTACTTAAACAGTTATATGCTCAAATCGACAATATAGAACGTATTTATTTTGCTGGAGGAGAACCTTTAATGTTACCGGAACATTATAAACTGTTAACAGAAATTATTAAAAGGGGAAAAGCAAAAAATATTAGTTTACTTTACAGTAGTAATTTAGCTCGTTTAAAGTACGGTGTTTACGATGTTATACCTTTGTGGAAAGAGTTCGGGTTTATTACTATGCAAGCTAGTATAGACGGTTCTTATGATAGAGGAGAATACCTTCGTACCAATCTTAATTGGAGTAAGTTAATAGAAAATGTTAAAAGATTAAAAGAAGAAGTACCTCAATTGGATTTAAATATTGCTCCTACAATAAGTTGGATGAATTCTTACAATGTTTTAGACCTTCATAAAGAGTGGGTTGAAAAAGGGTATATTGAAGTAAATAAGATACATGCCAACATACTACACTCACCATCAGAATTTAGTCTGTGGAAACTTCCTAATCACCATCGAAAAATTTTAAAGAAAAAATATTCTAAACATATCGAGTGGAGAAAAATTTTAAATGTTGAAACAGGAAAGAAAAATGAAGCTATAATTGCATTTGATAAAATAATAGGATACCTTGATAAAGGTTCTAAAATTGTAAAAGGTAATTTAAATGAGAGTACATATTCAAACTATCATGAAAAAATTGATAAAGTTAGAAAAGTAGACTTTTTTAAAATATTTCCTGAATTTTTGGACCTTAAAAAAAAGACAGTAATATGAGCAATTTTATTTGTAGTTTACCGTGGAAACATTTAAGTGTAATGCCACACGGGTGGGCATCTGTTTGTTGTGAGGCAAATTGGGATAGTCCTACTGCACTTGCTCAAAACTTTAATACAAAAAATAACGGACCTGTACACATAAAAGAGGGATCTAGAAATATAATTAATTCTGAAACTTTTAAAAGCATCAGAAAGGATATGCTAGAAGGTAATATTCCAGAGGCATGTTTAACTTGCCATAAAATAGAACAAGCTGGTGGTTTTTCCAAACGTAATAAAGAAAAAAAGTTAGATGAAAATTATCTTAAAAATATTACCGGTGAAGATGGATCAATCGAGCCAGATATTACCTACCTAGAACTACGTTTAGGTAATTTTTGTAACCTTAAATGTAGGAGTTGCAATGCTGAATCTTCTACTTCATGGGTTGACGATTATTACAAACTAAAGGATAAGGTAAATTTACCTAGTGGATACGACAACCTTAAACAATTGGGTGTTGATTACGATTGGGTTGAAAATTTGGATGTTTATTTGGACTTACTTAACAATGGGTTAAACATTGATGAATTACACATTAGTGGTGGTGAACCGTTTTTAGTTGATAAACACTCTTATTTACTAGACCTTTTAATTGAGAAAGATATTGCTAAGAACATTTATGTTACATATATTACAAATGGAAATTACAAGTTTGAAAGAATAACTCCAATTCTTGATAAATTACACCATTTTAAAGAAGTAAAACTAAATTTTAGTTTAGATGACATTTTTGAACGTAATGACTATGTTAGAAGTTTAAGTAAATTTCAACTTGTTATTGACAACATTAGAAAATACACAGAAAAGTATGACTTTAGTTTTGCAGTAATACAAACTATACATGCGTTTAATTTTTTATACCTTGAGGAATTACATTTATATTTAGAAAAAGAAGGACTTTATAAAAAAGATGGAAGTGGTATAATAGAGGTTATTAGAGATAACTATGTGAACTACCCAGAATACCACAACGCAAGAGTACTACCTTTGGATGTAAGGAAACAAAAAATCGACTCTATTGATGGGTTACTTGAAAAAGGTTTTTATGATAGAGTTAAAAGTAATTTTTACGACTCCCCACAAAACACTCTACATTCAGAATTTATTACATCCACAGAGGCAGTTGATAAAGTGAGAAAAGAAAATTGGAAAAATTTATTTCCTAAATTAGTCAAATCGTTAAATAGTAAACAATTATTATGAGTAACATTAAATTAGAAGAAACAGAGTTATCAAAATTACAAAACATTAAAAATGCTCGTTCAAATGTAGTATTTGAATTCGGTAACATATCTATATTAAGAAAGCAGTTAGATGAAAGAGAATCCAGTGCTGCAAAAGCTTGGGCTGATCTTCAAACCGCACAGTCTAAATTAGCTATAGAACTCGAGGAAAAATACGGAAAAGGTACGGTAGATATAGAGACTGGAGAATTCATACCAACAGAATAATTTAGGGTATTTTAAGTCTATTTATATATGTAGTTAACAACTGTGAATGCACTTGTTTTAGTCTACTTTAATATATTTATAAGAGTACTCAATAATATAATTTTCACAACATGGCAGAAACATTAATCTCCCCAGGTGTATTAGCAAGAGAAAATGATATTTCATTTCTTGCACCAGCAGCCTTAGAAGCTGGAGCAGCTATCATTGGACCTGCAGTAAAAGGACCAGTAGAAGAACCTACACTGGTTACATCGTACGGAGAATATCAGAGGATATTTGGTACTACATTTACTTCTGGATCTACAAAACAGGAATACTTAACATCTTTAGCAGTAAAGTCTTATTTCGGACAAGGTGGTAACTCGGTATTAGTTACTAGAGTTGTAACAGGATCATTTGGTGTAGCTAGCAACACTACAGTTGCAGCACAGACTGGTTCTATCACCAACCCATTCGAAATCGAAACACTTGGTAAAGGTGCTATCTTAAATAACCATACAAGTTCAACTTATTCAGGAAGTTTAGAAGAGAACACAGACGGATCTCTTAAATCTGGATCAGCTGATAACTTAAGATGGGAAGTTAGTAATGTAGATACAAATAAAGGTACATTTACCTTATTAGTAAGACAGGGTAACGATAGTACTAAAAATAAAATTATTCTAGAAACTTGGAATGACTTATCATTAGATCCAAATTCTAGTAACTACATCGAATCAGTAATTGGTAACCAAACTAAATCAATTGCTACTGATGGTTCAACTAAATACATTCAAGTATCAGGTGAGTACGTTAACAAATCTAAGTATATTAGAATTTCTGCCGTTAATAACCAGACTTTAGATTATGTTAGTACTGATGGTTTAACCATTAACACTGATGCTGATGGAAATTCCTATACAAGTTCACTACCAACTAACCAATCAGGTTCATTCTTTGGCGGTACTGGAGACTTATTAGGTACTACCACAGGTGATACTTACTTTAAGAATATTGGAACAACATCACAAGGTATCAATGCTGATGAGTATGCAGATGCAATTAGCTTATTAGAGAATAAAGACGAATATAGCTTTAATATCATTTCAGCACCTGGATTAATATATGAATTCGGAGCTCATGCTACTCAGTTAGATAACATCATTTCCTTAGCAGAAACAAGAGGAGATTGTATTGCAGTAGTAGATACTCAAAACTATGGAGCAACCGTAGCAAACGTAACAGGTACAGCAGCTAACTTAAATTCATCTTATGCAGCTACTTACTGGCCTTGGTTACAAATGCAATCTGGTACTGGTAGAAATGAATTCGTACCTGCATCAGTTGTTATACCAGGAGTATATGCATTCACAGATGGAGCAGCAGCACCATGGTTTGCACCAGCAGGTTTAACAAGAGGAGGTATTCCTAACGTTATTCAAGCAGAGAGAAAATTAACAAGATCTCAAAGAGATACTTTATATAATGCTAATGTTAACCCAATCGCTACATTCCCAGGAGCTGGAATTTCAGTATTTGGTCAGAAAACACTACAGAAAAAACCATCTGCTCTTGATAGAGTAAATGTACGTAGATTGTTGATCGAATTGAAGAAGTTTGTTGGTGATGTATCAAGAACATTAGTATTTGAGCAAAATACAAATGTAACTAGAAATAGATTCTTAGCTCAAGTTAATCCTTACTTGACATCAGTAGTAGAGCAGCAAGGTCTTTACGCTTATAGAGTAGTAATGGATGACACTAATAATACAGCAGACGTAATTGATAGAAATCAATTGATTGGTCAGATATTTATTCAACCAGCCAAGACAGTTGAGTTTGTAGTATTAGACTTTACTATTGAGCCAACAGGAGCAACATTTGGAGCATAACCTATTTATAATAAAGAAATAAAATGGCAGTAGTAGATCCTAACGAAATAATGTTCAGAGCCTTTGAACCAAAGGTGCAAAATAGATTCTTAATGTTTGTAGATGGAATTCCATCTTTTATGATAAGAACAGCAGCTGGTCCAAATTTTACTGACAACTCTATAACACTTGATCACCTAAACACTTACCGCAAGATTAGAGGTAAAAGAGAGTGGGGTGATATTGAAATGACATTATATGATCCAATCACACCATCTGGTGCACAAGCAGTGATGGATTGGGCTAGATTGTCATACGAATCTGTAACTGGAAGAGCTGGTTACTCAGACTTCTATAAGAAAGATTTGACACTACAGGTATTAGGTCCTGTTGGTGATATTGTAAGTGAATGGGTAATAAAAGGAGCATTCATTACAGATATGGATCAAGGAGGATTTGATTGGTCATCAGATGATACTGTTGAGCTATCAATTACAGTGGCAATGGATTATTGCGTACTTAACTTCTAAACCGCTACACTACATATTCTTAAGCCCTCCTTTCTGGAGGGTTTTTTTTCTGCTATATTCTTCTTATATTAATAAAAGATTAATGCTAGTTTAAGAGAAGTTTAAGTAAACTAGCCTATTTATAAGTATAAAAACATCCAATATGAAGAGAGCACTAACACTTTGCTTGCTGTTATTCGGGATGATAGCACAAGCCAACGACGGCTTAAATGACAAAGTACTTGAATTAAAGAAAAAAGCAATCTATTACGAAATTCAAGCTCAAGTTGAAGCCAACGAGATTACATTAAAAGAAGCGCAAGCTTTGTGGCGAAAGAAAATTAAACAGTTAAAGAAAGAAGAGGGTAAATAAACCCTCTTTTTTTGTTGGTTTATATTTTAAAAGTTCATATATTTATATAAAATACTAGTTATACATAATAAAATTTATGAGCTCAAACTTTTCAATTCCTACAGAAACAGTAGAATTACCCTCAAAAGGATTACTATATCCTGAATCTTCACCTTTAGCTAGCGGTTCGATAGAAATGAAGTATATGACTGCAAAGGAAGAAGACATTCTTACTAATCAAAACTATATTCAGAAAGGTATAGTTGTTGACAAATTACTTGAATCTTTAATTGTAACTAAAGTAGACTATAACGATATACTTATAGGTGATAAAGATGCACTACTTATTGCGTCTAGAATATTAGGTTACGGTAAAGATTATGAATTCACTTTTGCTGGTGAAAAAATTAAAGTAGATTTAACTACTTTACCTAATATTGAATTAGATGCTTCTTTAGTTGAAGGTAGAAAAAACGAATTTACTTACAAACTACCCTACACAGATAATACCATTACTTTCAAGTTACTTACTCAAAGAGATGAGAAAGCTATACAAAAAGAGTTAGACGGGCTTAAAAAAGTAGCACCCAATTCTAGTCAAGAACTTTCCACTAGAATGAAGTACATGATTACTTCAATAAATGGTAGTACCGAAAGACCTGTTGTAAGAGAGTTTGTTGACAAAGCATTTTTAGCTAAAGATGCAAGAGCCTTTAGAGAATATTACGGTAAGATTGTTCCAGGAATAGACACAACGATTTCACATGAATTCGGAGACGGGGTAGAGGAGGACCTCACTATTCCTATCAATGCTAACTTTCTTTGGCCTGACTTCGGAGTATAGATCTTCTTTATTTTCTCAACTACACGAAATAGTTTTTAACGGTCAAGGCGGTTACGATTATGAAACTGTTTATAATATGCCTATTTGGTTACGTAGATTTACTTTTCAAAAAATGAAAGATCATTACGATGCTCTTAACAGTAAAAAGAAAACTAAACCAAAAAAAGACCCCACAACACCCTCATGGGTAAAAGATGCTAAAACAGCCGCTCAATCAGGTAAAAAACCATCCTATACAGTTAAGCGTTCTTAACTATTTATAAGATATAAGACTGTGAAATGGCAAAAACTCCCGAACAGGAAAAACTTGAAACTTTAAAAGAACTCAGAAAAGAATTTTCTGCTTATAGAAAAGAATATGAGTCTCTTTCTGGTAAAAAAATGCCTGACCCTTTTCCCAATGAAAGTTTACAACAACTTATCAAAAGATTAGGTGGTGTAGATAATGCACTGGCTGCAATGTCTAGCCAAGTTAGATTTGTAAATAAAGAAATAAATGCTCTCGATACTAGCTTTGATGGAGTTAAGTCCATTTTAAGAGACATAAATAGAGAGTTAGATATACAAGAAGATAACCTTAAAAAAACTAAACAGTCATACGGTAAAATCAGAGGTGTTGTAGGAGAATTAGAATACGTTACAGCAGACATTACTGAATATACTAAAGAGGATTTACGTAATCTTGCTAAGAAAAACAAACGAGCTTTTACAGGTTTAAGAATAAAGAAAGAGGAACTTAAAGCTGAGATTGACCGAGAAAAAGGTAGTTTAACTTATGCTCAAATTAGAGCTGGCTTCGGAGGAAAAGAGTTAAAGCAAAAATTAGAGTTATTAGGATTAGCGGAAGACGAACTTGCATTAGAAGAACGTATAAATGCAAATATCGAACAACAACTAGGTAGAATTGATAATATCAACAGTGCTTTCGGGCCTTTGAGTAAGTCATTACTTGGTGTAGGAGGTTTATTAGGTAAACTAGGTTTCGATAAATTTGCAGGCGTTTTTAAGGACGCAGAAGAAAAAATGAAAGGTGTTGCTGCAGAAGTAACTAATGCCGGAAAAAATGCCAAAGGTCTTTTAGGTTCATTTAAAGTTTTAACTGCTGGTTTAAAAACAGTGTTTGGAAAAGCTGGATTACTTGCTCTAGGTGCAAGTCTCATCGGAGCAGCTGTTAAACAGTTCAACCATGTAGATCACGTTGTTTCGAATGTAGGTAAAACTTTAGGACTTAACAACCAAGAAGCAGTTAGGTTTACTGCTAATTTAAAATCAGCTTCAGGAGCTGCAGAATCTAGTTTAGTAAATTTTGATAGAGTTGCAGAAGCCCAACTTCAAATCAACGAAGCTATGGGAACTAGAGTTCAGTTGGGTAAAGACGAACTCATTAACTCCACATTCTTAGCTCAGGCAGTTGGACTACAAGGTGATGAATTGGCAAACGCCTATAAATCTTCTGTTTTACTAGGTGTCTCTCAAGAAGAAATGTACGACACTGTTGTTGCTAGTAACGACACTATTTTTAGTTCATTAGATCTTTTTAAAGAAGCAGCTGGGGTAACCGGTCAGATAGCAGCTAACTTAGGTAATAATCCTGCTACTATAGCTAAAGCAGTGGGACAAGCTAAAAGGTTAGGGATCAATCTTGAAACTGCTAGAGACATGGCTGCAGGTAGCCTAGATTTCGAAAGTAGTTTAGCTGCGGAAATGGAAGCTCAAGTTCTAACAGGTAAAGCATTAAATTTTAACAGAGCTAGAGAATTAGCATTTCAGAATGATATAGTTGGAGCAGCTGAGGAAATGTTGACCCAAGTCGGTTCCTTAGAGAGTTTTCAAAACCAAAACTATCTGGCACAACAATCAATGGCTGATGCTGTAGGGTTAACTGTTGACCAACTTGCCGATCAATTAAAAGAGGCAGAACTTAACAGACAAATATCTGCAAGAGCAGCAAAAGAAGGTTTAACTTTTGAAGAGGCAAGACTTAAACAGTTAGATGAAAATAGGACTTTAGGGGAAACTATAAAAGATATTTTCACTAAGATTGGGGACATATTAGGTGGTGTGATGATGAAACCACTTAAACTTATAAGAGGGTTACTTTACGATACTGGAAACACTACAGATGCTATAGCCACCTACTTTAAAGATGTGGCAAGTTCAATTGGGGAAGCAGTAAAACCTGCATTGGGTCTTTCTAGTTCCACTGGAGATGTGAAAAAACAGTTAGCTTCGGTCGTACCTGATGCTAAAAATTTAGGTAGAGCAATCGGTAATGCAGTAAAGTTTGCAATTAATCTTGGCAAGACTGTTAAAGATTTCTTTGCCAGTGAAGCATTTGAAAAAGTATCAGGCTTTTTAACCTCAAAAGGAGGTAAGATTACTCTAGGTGTTGCTGGAGTTGCTACCGCAATTGGAGCAGGGCTGGAAAAAATGAGAGGTACTGAAGCATTACCCATGGTTGTAACATTCGGTAAATCAGCTGGCAATATGCTAGCAAACTTTTTGAACCCTAAAACCAAAGGTCCGAAAACCACCAGTACATTAAGCAAGGTTGGTTCTACTATATCAGGGGGTATCAAAAATTTAGGTGCCAAACTAGGATCAGTAATGATGAAAATACCTGGTGCTGATGCAGTAGCTAAAGGAGCAGGAGCGGTAATGAAAGGTGGTAAAAATGTAATAGGTAAAATAGCTGGTTCCGGACTAGCAAAAGGATTAGGTAAAGTTGCAACAAAAGGCTTTTTAAAACGTATACCCATACTAGGTTCATTAGTCGGTGTAGGGTATGCAGTTAAAAGATTAACCGAAGGTGATTATGCAGGAGCAGCAATGGAAGCAGGTTCTGCCGGGTTAGGTTTATTAGACTTAGTTGCTCCAGGTGTAGGAACAGGTTTATCATTGGCAGCTGATACAGCAATAGCAGCAAGAGATGCTGGAGCTTTCGGAGGTTCACAACCCACACCGTTAGCAACTGGAGGTATTGTACAAAAGCCTACTAATACACTTATTGGAGAAGCAGGTGCAGAAGCAGTAATACCACTGAATGAATTTTACGCTAAAATGGACGAACTTATAAAAGTTGTTTCACAAGGTGGTAACGTAATGTTAGATGGAGTAAAAGTAGGAAATACTTTATCTATGGCATCATACAAACTTTAATATTTATAATAAATTAAAATTATGGGAATTCTTAAAAATCAATTAGGTTCAAATTTAGGACTAAAAGGAGAAACTCCAGCTAAAAGAGAAGGTGCATTAAATACTTCTCAACTACATGCTCAAGGTACTCCTTCTGCAATGAAAGCAGATCACTCTACATTAGACTTAGACGGACAAACTCCAGAAAGATATTTGGATAATCCTCCTGCTTAATGGGATTAATAGACCTGCAAACTAATTTAGCTTCACTTAAGTTCGGAAGCAACAAACCTATCATACGTCATGAAATGGGTAATACTATTTCTCCGGCTGATGCTAGAGCGGACGATGTTAAGAGACTAGCTGGTATTCTAACTAGAGCACCAGGTTTAAAGTTTGCAGCAAATCAATCTTTATTACAATCAGCTAAGATTGGTTCAGCAGTTGGTAATAAGTTAGCTAGCGGAGGTACACTTGCTGGTGCAGTATTGGCTGGTGTTGGACAAGCAGTTAAAGGTGCCGTAGGTGCTGGACTATTTTTATCAGCAAATGCTAGAAGAGCAGGTACTGGTTACCATGGCATTAACCCTACTGTTGCTAATAGTTACCTTAAAGCTGGTAAAGACGACCAAACCGGTCAGCAAGAAGGTTTTTTAGGTGCTATACAAGCAGTTCAAAACACTATAAGTAACGTAGCACAGGCTATAGGAGCTCAAAGTTCAAATTATCATGCAGGTAAGGAAATTTTAGGAGGAGCTCAGAACGTAGAGTTTTCACCTGCTAATGGAGACCTATACAAATCAGACGGTAAAGATCAAGGTACATCTCAAATAAAGGTAAACGGTGAAAGTACCGTAGTTAGATCAAAGGCATATAAAAACTTTGATGATCCGGTTGACGATAAAGTAAAATATCTTGAAAATCAAAAAATTAAAGATAACCAATTACCTAACTACTATAAAGAAGGACTTGGAGATTCATTACAAATGACCAAGCCATTAACTGAAGCTCTAGGAGTAGAAGATGAGGATATAATACCTTTCATATTTAATTTTTACACCCCTGGAAGTGAAACAGATAGTTTTCTTTATTTTAGAGCTCTGTTGGATAATTTATCTGATAATTACAGTGCTACTTGGAGTGGTGTAAAATATGTAGGTAGAGCAGAAGAGTTTTATAATTACTCTGGTTTTGGACGTACTATGAGTTTCGGTTTTAAAGCAGCAGCTTTTTCAAAAAACGAACTTAGACCTCTTTACGATAAACTAAACTTTCTAGTAGGTGGTACAGCACCGACTTATAATGATGAAGGGTTGTTTATGAGAGGAACTATACTTAAATTAACTATAGGAGACTACATAAAAGAACAAGATGGGTTTTTATCCTCAGTTTCTCTTTCTTGGAACACAGATTACCAGTGGGAAATAGATAAAGATTCTTTAAGAGTACCTCATATGTTAGACGTAACTTGTGAGTTTACTCCAATACATAAATTTAATCCTCAATTTGGAAATGAAAGATTAAGATTTATGGGTAATAATGAACAACAAAGCGTGCAAGCGTAATGGCTGATAGATATTTACAAAACCAGGAACTTAAATCTGCAGGAGGTAGACGTTATAGAATTAACTCTATCTACCCTAATGTACCTGCTACAGCTAATGATACCTACATTATTACTACAGGAGGGGATAGATACGATACTCTAGCTCTTCAATTTTATAAAGATCAATCGTTATGGTGGATTATAGCGGCAGCTAATAATTCTAAAAAAGACAGTCTAGCTGTTGAACCTGGAATTCAATTACGCATACCAGCTAATCCATCTGCTGTGGTGAGTGAATATAACAGGTTAAACGAGATTAGATAATGCCAATAGGAAATTCTATACCGCAATCACTTGCAGACGCAATCAGGCAAAGAGAAAGCTTTAAATCTAGTGAAAATAAAACACCGGACATTTTAAAGTATGCCAAAGGGCGTTCATCTTTCTGTGTTGTAAGATCAATAGTAAAGGTAAACGGTTCTTACGACTTAGCAAAATCAGCAGTACTTTCTTCCGGAATAGGTTTAGAAGGTAGATCAGGTATAGATAGAGAGGCAAATAAAAATCTATCTAACTCAGATGCTGCTTACTATCAATCAGACGTATACGGTTTTAGACCTATGCCAGGTATAACTAATGTCAATTCTTCTGTAATTGGAGGAATGGGTGCAGTTAGAAAGACAGTTATATCTTTTCAAGCAAACTCAGTAGAAGATTTAGATGTACTTAATAAAGTTTATATGACGTTTGGTGCATTGGTAGTAGTAGAATTTGGTCATACAGTCTACATAGATAAAAGTGGGAACGTTAAAACAATGACACTGGGAGATTTAGTACCTAACGATACTATTTTTGCTTCGACTCCTAACTATAAAAAAATACGTCAAGACTTACTTAAAAACACTGAAACAAAAAACCATAACTATGAAGGTTATATTGGAAAGGTAACCAACTTTAATTTTAGTGTAACTAATGAGGGTACTTACAACTGTGATATTACGTTGTACTCTATGAGTCAAGTTACAGACAGCTTATCTATACCAGGTGTTGTAGACAATGTAAGTAACTTTAAAACAGCAACACAAGAAGGTGAAGCAGAAGCTAATGCAGTCGAAGAGGTAAGTAATCTAGTTGGTTTAGTTACCAGCCGGGTAAAAAATTTTAATGCAAGAGAAGGTAAAGTACCTGTAAGCGAAGTCTTAGATGATTCTAATGTTAAACTGTCTAGTCTCTCATCTAAGTTCAAAGGTGAGCATTTTTATATCTCACGTAATACATCAACACCTCCAGAAGGTGATGCAGGTCCCGTAGACGGAGGAACTCATTTAGTTGCTTTTACAACATTAAGATTTTGGATGAAGTTATTCAATATCTATGCAATGCCTCGTAGAAAAGACGATGTACTATTAAGACTTGACACCGGTGGTCAACCTTACACCTCATTTGGTAAGCATTTTACCCTCAACCCTGGAATGGTTCAATTACCTAAAAAATCTTCAATAAAAGAGTTTAACGTTACTTCAGGTGAAGGGTATTTGAGAGGTAACCAACTTACTGAAACTCAAACTCCAGATGGAGGTTCATATAATATATTAGATATCAAAGTTTCATTAGACCTTATTAAACAGGTTAATGACAAGTTCATAGGACTCACACCTAAAAAAGCAGATGAAATAGGATTAACAGATTTTTTAGAGGAGTTAATTCAACAGGTTCAAAAATATCTTGGTGACATAAATACATTTGTACTAGCTACAGAACCTCGTTCTGAGGATTTAGCTATTTACGATAGATTGAGAGGTCAACAAAAAGGTGCTTTACTTAACCTTACAGGTTTGAGCACAACCGTTACAGATGTTTCTATAAAATCTAACATTTCTAACCGCATGGCTACCGCAGCTATGTTTAGTAAAAAAGGTGGTAAAACCTCAACAGGTATTGATAAGTATAACACAGATGGTAAAACTGAAGCACCTATTTCTGGTGATGCTTCACAGACCAATGTAAGAACTTCTGATGATGATGAAAAAGCAGATGATGCTCAAGCTGGTACTAAATCAATAGAAGATATTCTAAAGGATAAATTTGAAGCTTGGAATAGAGGTCAAGATAATACTTTTGAATCTTGTATTGATGCTTCTAGACAGTACCTTAAAAATCTAAGAGGTACAAGAAGGGTAGGTAAATTTAATGCAGTACCAGTTGACTTATCGATTACAATGTTAGGGACTGGAGGATTTAGAAACCTTGAAACTTTTACCATACCGGATCACCTACTTCCTACGAGATTTGGAAATAAAAACTTTATCATAACCAACGTAGAACAGACTATAGATTCGTCAACTTCCAATTGGCAAACCACTATAACTGGAATGCTTAAACCACCATCATAATGATACCACTATATCTACCAGAACATAAAAAAAAGAAGTTAGATAAACTAGGTAAATTAATTGATGCTGCCTCTGGTTTAGCTTTTTTGGGTAAATTCTTTCAGAATCATCTAGGTCAATTTTTCAAAGGAGATAGATTAGATGAGAATAGCGAACCTTTAATCTTCATTCCTGATGAAAAAGAAGAAGATGCTAGAGAGTTATTTGATAGATTTCCAGTACCGACTGATAAACAATATGCAAAAGGTATCTCAAAAAGATATTTTGTAAAAGATATACCTTCAGGTAAAGTAGTAGAGTTAGATAAAAACAACTATTTTAAACAGAAGAGAGAAGGTAAACCATATAGAAAGTTTTTTAGTTTGGATTGGAATATTACCGGTAATCTAGAAGATCAAACTATTAATGGTTTTGCTGCAGAAGGTTTAAAAAGTAAAAATCAAAAAGTTATAGAGGATGCTGCAAAGCAACTACCGGGTATTGAAAACGTTCTTAAACCTGATCAGTTAGCACAGCAATCTATAGCAGAAAGCGAAGCAGATAGATTAGGTGCACAATCAATAACTGGATTAGAAACCAAACCTGACCAGTTTGTTATTGCAGGTACTGGAGTTAAATATAATGGACCTTACCATATTCACCCAACAATGGGTCCAATGGTAGGAGCAAGACACACTGCTGCTGAACATCCTAAATTAGTTTTCGTTGGTAGTAAAGAAGATATGCCAAGAGAGGTACTTAACCAGCAACAGTATGCTGAAACTAAATCAGTAGTAGCTTCAGGAAATCAATATACAGGAGGTACTTTAGTACGATCATAGTTTGCTCATACGAATAATTTTTCTATATTTTAGAAAAGGTTATTAGTGTTTTATATAGTAGAGCAGCAAAATAAGGTAGATAAACTTCAAGAATTAATTTCTGATGGTGCATACGTAGATGTTATTTCATCTAACGATTTATACCATCCTAAGTTAGCTTCTACTGTTGCAGTTTATATCAAAGACTTACAAACTCAAAATGGATACATAATTCCTATTGCTCATGACGAAGGGTTGAATGTACCAAAAGAACGTATCTATGAGCTTCTAAAGTCATGTAAAACACTTTATACACCTAATAAAAAAGACTTACTCTACCACTTTAATCTACAAGGAGCAATTGATATATCGTTACTTTATTCAATGGTGAAATACGAGAGGTTAGAATATGCAAGAGAAACGAACACTGTAAATCATTTTTACAATAAATTCAGAGACTTTCATGCGATAAATCAAATTATTCCTATTTCAAAATTATTTGAAGCATGTGAAAAAACATTTGATAAGTTAAAAGAAGTAATTGAATTAGATAGACCAGAAGGTTTTGAATTTTATAATACGACTGCTACTAATGTTTTCTTTTTATTAGAGCAATCTGGACTAGGAATACACTACGATGGGTTTGTTGAGATGTTTAATCCAAGGAATCCACTCTATAACGTAGTAAATAACACAGTTTTAACTTCATACAATTTATACAATGTTACATCCAGACCTACTAATGCTTTTAATAGCGTTAATTTCGCTGCAATACCAAAATCTGAACAACATAGAAAAGTTTTCAGACCTCAAAACGACCAGTTTGTTGAGTTTGATTTTGACGGTTATCACTTGCGTCTACTTTGCGATGAGATTGAGCATGCGTTGACTGACGAATCCGCACACAAACAACTTGCAAGACTTTATTTTGACAAAGATAACATAACAGAAGAAGAATATGCCGAAGCTAAACAAATTAACTTTCACGCAATTTATGGCAAGATCCCAGAGAAATGGGCACACCTTCCAATCTTTACAAAAATTGCTAACTATATCGGAGACCTTTGGAGACGATTTGAAGATGACGGAAAAATCCTGGCACCGATTTCTGGAAAAGTATTTGACAGAGGATTAAAAGACATGCATCCTCAAAAGTTAATGAATTATGTGATGCAGTCGTTGGAGACATCAAGAAATATTCTTATCTTAAAAGATGTATTAAGGTTTCTTAAGGATAAGAAAACTAAATTAGTTCTATACACGTACGATGCCTTACTATTTGACTTTGATAAATCAGATGGCAAGGAAACATTGGAGAACTTAAAGGAAATATTAGAATCTGGTGGTAAATTTCCAGTAAAATTTAAGTTTTCGAAAGATTTAGTGTTATAGATTTAAAACGATATTTATATATGATAGAATACGTTACACAGCCGGCCTTTGATTATGATATAGAGCCGATACACTTTAATGAGGATATGAGCAACAAATTGTTCTGTACTTTTGCAACAGAAGAAACACTAGATCAGGTGTTATCTGAAATTCAAGATAGGTACAAAATTATATACAACAAGATATTTGTCCTGTACTCCAAATCACAGGATGAATACATCTGTACCTATAATGTAGATTTTGGTAACATAGGAACTTTTCTAGAAAACACAATATTGGTGCATCGTAAGAAGGAATCTAATACACTTTATACGATTAATGCACTTAACACACTTATAAAAGAACTTAACGGAGGTACTTTAGATACATCTTACCGAGTAAATTGGCCAGATTATAGAAATTGCATTCTGTTAACCAAAGGCCCTGAACTTAAGAGAGTAAATACCAAGTTATATAAAATTATTGAACTAAATTAGTAGTGCTAGTTAAAGTAGGTTTTGGCACACATGAGGTAGTTTTTCAAACACTTGATTCACCCATTACTAATATATGGGCTGAATGTCTTAACAAGTGGAACAATTTAAACATACCTACAAAAACTCAGACCATTGTTGCTCCATTCTTCGGCACTGCAGATACGTATACTGAGAAATACATTGTTGATAATATTAACAAGGCAATTGATGATGCTAACAGTTTTATAAAAGGAAAAAAGTTTCCTTATAAAGCTTATCTTGATATGCCTTGGCAGCAGACTAATTTACTACATAGGTGTTTTACAACTGCCGACATTGGTAGAATAAATTGGAAACATAATTTTAACTTTAACCAGCTGCTTAAAGGCAAAAAAGAATCTTACCGAGACAAACATTTATTTTTACAAGGAAACTCAGACAAGGAATATACAATTTCAGACGAAGTTCAGTTTGAGGAAGCTATACATAGAGTTAATAAATGGGTGCACCATTACGAGGATCTACGGGTCAGTGGTCGATCCAAAAGACTTTTTGACAACCACATCAAGAAAGCACATAACTGGCATTATTCAGTATTAGAAATAGAATGGGACAATTACGATCCTAGTGGTATGAGAGAGTGGCACGGAGTGTCTAGAGTATCTTATAACGATCTTAAAACCACACATTCACTATCTAATGCAAATTCTTGTAATATTTTTATCAGTGTCAATATTACAGGAAAAGACTATGAGACATCATACTACAATTATGATGATCTCTTAGAATACGATACTACCAATCTTGACTTAGTTAACGGTGGGGTACGTATCTATAACTCTAGTTACTTAGATTACCTATACGGTAAAAATGGAGAAATTAGTAACTTAGCATTAGATTTAGGTATAGACCTCGATCTTGTTAAACCTGTTCCTTTAGGTCGGGTGGTAAAATCGAACGTTGATTATTCTAAGATATCATACAGTGACACAGATCTCTACACAGACGGTACCCCAGCAGCAGAAGGAATTTTCCGCAACCCTACCATCACAATTGTAGATGAAAAAAATTCAAATAACCTTACTTAGAGTTGGTAGAATAATATTTTTACCTTATATTATATATAAACGTTATATTAAATTAGTTATACACTATGGGATTAGATTTTAGTAAAGTTAATGATCGTTTCGATTCATTTAACAAAAACAATCAATCAAAAGAGAAGATTGATTATTCCACAATTTTTTGGAAGCCTCAAGAAGGCAAACAAGTAGTAAGGATTGTACCTTCGGCTGCAGATCCTACATTTCCTTTTACGGAGATGAAATTTCATTACGAGTTTGATTTTCCTATTCCTGCCTTATCTAACTTTGGTAAGCAAGACCCTGTAGAAGAGTTTGTAAAGGAATTAAGAAAATTAGGCGGTGATGATAACTTTAACGATGCTAGAAAGTATTCACCTAAGACTAGAATACTAGCTCCAGTAATTGTTAGAGGAGAAGAAGAAAAAGGAGTTAGATTATGGAACTTCGGTATTACAATTTACGAATCATTACTTAAATTAGCTAAGGATGAAGATGTAGGTGATTTTACTGACGTTATTAACGGTTGGGATATGATCGTTGAGATGACTCCTAGAAATGCTCAAAACCCTTACCCTAAAACTGAGATAAGAATCAAACCTAAACAAACTCCACTATCAGATGATAATAACTTAGTAGAGACTTGGTTAAAAGATCAACCGTTACCTCTAGAAGTTTATAAACAGTATGATTATGAGTTCGTTAAAAAGCAGCTTAAGAAAGCTACTTTAGGTGAAGATCCTAATATCGATACGGATTTGCCAGAAAGCTTAGGTCAACAAAAATCTGACTTTACTTTAGAAACAGCTACGGCTGGCAACAAAGACAAAGTAAGTGAATTTGATGATTTATTCAATGAATAATGGCAAAGAAAAAAGAAACCCAAGAAAGAGCGACCGCTGCTGTACGCAAGTCGTTCAATTTATCGAACTTTAAAAAGAAGAAAGGTTATTCAAACTCTTCTGTTAAGTTTAAGGAACAAGGTTGGATTCCATTATCTCAAGCTTTTCAAGATATAACTTCAATGCCCGGTATACCTACCGGACATATCACCCTTTTACGAGGACATAGTGATACAGGTAAGACAACTGCTTTGTTGGAGGCAGCAGTGAATGCTCAAAAGCTGGGCATTCTACCTGTCTTCATTATTACTGAGATGAAGTGGTCTTGGGAACATGCTAAAGAAATGGGACTACAAGTAGATGAAGTAACTGATAAGGATGGTAACGTATTAGATTACGAAGGTCATTTTTTATATGCAGATAGAGGTCAGTTAAATACTATTGAAGATGTTGCAGTTTATATTGCAGATCTTATGGACGAACAAGCAAAAGGTAATCTACCTTTTGATATGTGTTTCTTCTGGGATAGTATTGGATCAGTACCTTGTGAACTATCAGTACGTTCTAATAAGAATAATAACGAGTGGAATGCTGGTGCTATGTCTACTCAATTTGGTAATAATCTTAATCAAAAGATTCTACTTTCTAGAAAAGAAAACTCTCCTTATACAAATACCTTAGTTGCTATTAATAAAGTATGGACTCAGAAGCCAGAATCACCAATGGGTATGCCTAAACTACAGAATAAAGGAGGTATGTCTATGTGGTATGATGCTACGTTAGTAGTTACATTTGGCAATATTACCAACCCTGGTACATCTAAGATCAAAGCTATCAAGAACGGTATGCAAGTAGAATTTGCTAAACGTACTAATGTACAGATAGAAAAGAACCATATTGGAGGAGTTCAATCTAGAGGTAGAGTTGTTATGACTGCCCATGGATTTATACCAGATGATAAAAAAGCAATCGATAAATATAAAGATGCTCATAAAGATCACTGGTTGAAATTAGTAGGTAGTCTAGACTTTGACTTAATCGAGGAAGGAGACCTTGAAGAAGACACAACTATTACTCCTAACTTACTTGATTAATGAAAATTACACCTGTTCTAGAACGTAACGACAAAAGGTTTGTATGGGAGTTAACCGATATTGAAATTCCTGAGAAGTTACAAAAAATAGTTGACACGGGTGAATACCTTAATTATAATAAACTTTCTCCTGAAAAATCTTTAAAACATAGAGAAACAAGGTTAAAGTTGGTAAAAGATAAAGGAGCTGGGACACTTATTGGTAATCTTTTAAAACCTGCAGTCCAACATGTGCTCAATTCCAACTATTATTTTTATGATGGGGTATGGCCTGCATTTTTTATAGATACACTTAAACAAAACCCACCCTTATTTAATGGACAAGTGGTAAAAGATTTACCAGGCCATGCTATGAGTACACATTTAGATAATAGTTTGATGTTTGCTTCGTGTATTTTGAACCTAAAGGATAATGATGAATGCTTTACAGAATATTACTCAGACCCTAAAGGTGAAAAAGTAATTTACCGTACTAGGAGATATAGCAATAAAGGAACCGGTGTAATACATTTAAATTCTCCACATTTATATCACAACGGGTTTAATAAAGGGGGTAACGAAAGACTAATAGCATTTTGTAACCTTTCTCTTGTTGATATAATGAAATATGGCTAAAATCGACTACCTACATATTGAGATATCCACACTATGTAATGCAGCATGCCCTTGCTGTCCAAGGTATGATCAAAATTCACCCTTAGTAAAAGAAGGTTTGACTCCGGGTTATATAGGTTATGAAAAGTTTAAAGAGTGGTTTCCACCGGGAGTCTTATCTCGAGTTAAAAACCTAACTTTTTGCGGTAACCACGGTGACCCTGGGACAAACCCTGATTTTCCAAAAATAGTCGAGTATTTATCACAATTTAAATTAGAAACTCTTGATTTTCACACTAACGGTGGAATGAAGAAACCTAAGTTTTGGCAGAAGTTAGCTGAAGCATGTAACAAGTGTGACTTCAAAGTAAGACCGGTATTTAGTATCGACGGATTAGAAGATACTAACCACATATATAGACGTAATGTAAAGTGGACATCTTTGATGGACAACCTTACCTCGTTTATTTCCCACCTGGATAATAAGCAATACTTAGTTTGGGAATTTTTAGTATTTAAACACAATGAACATCAGCTTGTAGAAGCAACAAATTTAGCTGATAGTTTAGGTATACCGACGGTGCAGTTTAAACACCCACTCAATCTAGACGACGGTGTTAATGTTACACCTATACCTTCATTAGGTAAAGACGGAAATATACTGTACTGGATAGACCCATCAGATTTAAAAAGGTTTAAGCCAACTTATTTACCTAAAAATAGTACAGTGGTTAAAAAAGGTAAACACCTTTTAAGCCCTATTGATCAGATGATTGAAAAGTCTAATTCATACACAGAAGAAGAAAAAAACACACTGTTGGAATTAGACAAAGTAACTATAACACCTAGATGTAAACCGTTTGATTTATATGTTGAAACAGACGGTACGGTTCACCAATGTTGCCATGTGGCTAATGGTTTTTATTTCTTAAAGGAAATGTATTTAAAAGGTAAAAAAATAGACTTACCAACACAGCAATACCTTGAATTAAGAGATGAGATTGGATTCAATAAGTTTAATTTACACTATACAAGTATAAGTGAAATAGAAGAAAATAGAGTTTTACACAGACTTTTAACTGATAACTGGCAAAAATCTATAGATGAAGGTAAACCTCTCATTTGTGCAACCATTTGTGGTAAAAGACAAGGTTTAGACGAACTTTATGAAGGTTTTACAAAAAGGAAAACATCAACCATATGAAAGGTTATAACAGTATTTTAGATAATTTAAAAGAAACCCCACCCCGAGTAGTAAATGACCATATCTTGGTTATTGACGCTATGAATATGTTAATTCGTAGTTTCTCATTACTCAAAGCTATGAATCCTGACGGTACTCACGTAGGTGGTATCGTTGGGTTCTTACGCTCATTGGGTTATGTTACTCGTATATTTGACCCTACTAGAGTAATTGTGGTATGGGACGGTAAAGGTGGTAGTGGTAATCGTAAAAATATTAACCCTGAATATAAAGCTCAAAGAGCAACATCAAGAATAACACATTGGGGTCTGTATGATACGAAAGATCAAGAGATGGAAGCTCTTATTGGTCAACTATTAAGAGTACAAGACTATTTGGAATGTCTACCAGTTACTCAAATAGGTTTAGAAAAGTTAGAAGCTGATGATATCATAGCACATATTGCAAAAAATGCTTCTTCTTCAAATGTAAAGAAATGCACTATAGTTTCTTCTGATAAGGACTTCTTACAACTAATAGATAATACAGTTGAAGTATATGCTCCGGTTAAGAAGAAAACATTTACTATGGATAACGTAGTTGAAGAGATAAAAGTTTTACCTCAAAACTATAACATTGTAAAAGCATTACTTGGGGATAATTCAGATAACCTTGCAGGAGTAAAAGGACTAGGAATCAAAACTATTATATCAGAATGGAAAAGTTTTACTTACGACCCATCAGCATCTCTAAATGATGTATATGATCATTGTGAAACTCAATTAGACACTGATAAACCTAAGAAGATCTTTGCTAAAATTCTACACAGTTGGGATAAAGTAATGACTAATTTTCAGATAATGGATTTACACAGAGCTACATTAGATGAAAAGGAAAAGGATTTTGTAAAAGAAGCTCTTAATCAACCGGTATTTAAAACTCATATAGGAGGCTTTATGTCTCTTTTAGATGAAGATAATATAGAAGGTATAACAAAAAATACTGTTGGTTGGTTAGATAATTTTAGAGGAGTACTTACAAATGGAGTATAAAAAAATATTTATAGGACTAGGATTCTTTTTTATAGCTCAATCACTATCTTGGGTTCAAAACAACAGTCAATTTTTGAGTCAATGGGCAAAAGATAATCCTATCATACTAGCTGGATTAATGGGCATTCCGGTCGGGGTAAGTTATATCTACGGTACAGCAAATCTTGTTGAAGCTTTTAACGGTAAACTATGGCCACCCAGATTACTTGGTTTTGCAACAGGAATATTTAGTTTTACATTCTTAACATATATCTTTTTCAAAGAAGGTATTAACATGAAAACTGGATTGACTCTTTTTTTAGCGTCTATTATTGTATTAATGCAGATTTTTTGGAAATATGAATAAAGGTGTTATAGCAGGCAACTTTGATGTAATGCATCCTGGATATATAAAAATGTTTAAGGAATGTAAGGAGAATTGCGATGTTTTGATTATATTATTACATAGTGATCCTTCAATTGAAAGGCCACATAAACTCAAACCTATTCTTTCAGTAGAAGAGAGAAAGGAAATGTTACTATCACTTAAGTATATTGACGATATAGTTACATATACCTATGAGGAACAGTTATATTTTTTACTTCAAATGGGTGAGTTTGATATTAGGTTCTTAGGTGATGATTACAAAGGTAAACCATTCACTGGAGACAATTTTAAAATACCTATCCACTATCTTAACAGAGATCATGGATGGTCAACAACGAAGTTTAAAAAGTTAATTGCAGAAAGTTATGAAAAAATTAGTAATAGTTAGCGGTTACTTTAATCCGTTACATAAAGGACATTTAGAGTTATTTAGAAAAGCTAAAGAAGTTGGCGATTTACTATGCATTATAGTAAATAATGATATACAGAGAGAATTAAAAGGTTCTAAATTTTTCATGGATGAAAATGAAAGAATTGAAATAATTAGAGAGTTAAGTTTAGTAGATATGGCATGGCTTTCGATAGATGAAGATTCTACTCAAAATGCTTCTCTAAAAATGTTAGTAAATAAGTTCTACGGTACTATGAAATTAGCATTTGCAAACGGAGGTGATCAGAATAACAATACCATTCCAGAAGCTGAGATTTGCAAACAATTTGATATAGAATTAATCGACGGTTTAGGAGACAAAATTCAATCTTCTAGTTGGTTATTACAAAAAAATTAGTTATATTTAAACAAAGGTTATTAGATGACATTAAACACTCTTAATTCGTACGGTAAGGCATTTCAACTTAAAGTTCTTGGATCATTACTTACCGATAAAAAGTTTCTTCTTAATGTAAGAGACGTTCTTTACGATGATTATTTTGATGCTGATTCACATAAGTGGATAGTAAATCAAATAACAAGCTATTTTGATAAGTACCACACTAACATTACTATGGACGTTCTTAAAGTAGAACTTCAGAAGTTAGAAAATGAGATACTTCAAGTAGCAGTTAAAGAAGAGTTAAGAAATTCATATGAAGCTTCACAAGCTGATTTAGAGTATATTCAAGACGAATTTACTACGTTTTGTAAAAACCAAGAAATGAAAGCTGCAATTTTAAATTCAGCTGACCTACTTAAAAAGCATGATTTTGATGGTATTAGAAACACTATTGAATCTGCTATGAAAGCAGGTATGGATAAAAATATAGGACATGAGTATAATAAAGATATTGAGACTCGTTACCGTACTGATTACAGGCCTACTATTCCTTCACCTTGGCCTATACTTAATGACGGAATTCAAGGAGGATTTGGACCTGGTGACCTTACTATTGTATTTGGGAATCCTGGTGGTGGTAAATCGTGGACTATGGTTGCTATTGCTGCTCACGCTGTTTCTCTTGGCTATAAGGTCAACTACTATACTCTTGAACTCGGAGAAGATTACGTTGGTAAGCGTTTTGACTGCTACTTTACAGGGTACGGTATTGATGAGATTAATAAAAAGCGTAAAGAAGTAGAAACTCACGTTAATAACTTAAAAGGTAAATTAATTGTAAAAGAATATCCACCGAAAGGTGCTTCTATTAACACCATCAAAGCACATATACAGAAATGTGTTGATATGGACCATAAACCAGATTTAGTAATAATTGATTACGTTGATTATTTAAAAGCTCCTTCTAAGGGTAGAAATTATGAACGTAAAGATGAAATTGATGACGTATTTATTGCGACAAAAGGTCTTGCAAAAGACTTAAAGATACCTATTTTAACACCTTCTCAGGTAAATAGAATGGGTGCTAAAGATTCAGTTATTGAAGGAGATAAAGCAGCTGGGAGCTACGATAAGATGATGGTAGCAGACATTTGTTTGTCTTTATCAAGACAGAAAGAAGATAAAGTACTTGGTACTGGACGTGTACATGTTATGAAAAACCGATACGGTCAAGATGGAATGACGTATAAGGTTAAAATGGACACAAATAATGGTCATATATCATTCGATGGAAAAATGTCTGAAGATGAAAATGGAGGAGCTAACGATCCTTTCAAAATAGTTAATAGACAAAATATTGAAGAAATTTTTGAAAATCGTATATGATCGTATATTTATTATCATGCCCGAAAGAACCTATCTGACGGGCTTCGCTATCTTAAATAATCACTAATATATAATTATATATGAGCTTACTCGAAGAAAGAATTGTATACAAGCCCTTTGAATATCCAAAGGCCTACGACTACTGGTTAAAGCAGCAACAAGCTCATTGGCTTCACACAGAAGTACCAATGGCACAAGATGTTACTGACTGGAAATCCAATCTAAAAGATCACGAAAAAAATGTAGTTGGAGGAATTCTTAAAGGATTTGCTCAAACAGAAACTATCGTAAATGATTACTGGTCTACGTTAGTTACTAAATGGTTTAGAAAACCGGAAGTTATCATGATGGGTACTACTTTAGGTTCATCAGAAACTATTCATGCTGAAGCATATTCATTACTAAACGAGCAGTTAGGATTAGATAACTTTGCAGAGTTTATGGAAGATGAATCCACTATGGCAAAGATTGAATCATTGATGCAAGTAAGAGATAATCACGACGGTACTCCTAATTGGCACGATAGAGCTGTTTCTCTCGCTATTTTCTCTGCTTTTACAGAAGGGGTTAACTTATTTAGTTCCTTTGCTGTATTACTGTCTTTTAAAATGAGAAACCTATTGAAAGGCGTAGGTCAGATAGTTGAATGGTCAGTAAGAGATGAAAGTTTACATTCAGATGCCGGATGTTGGTTGTTTAGGACACTAATGAAAGAACACCCTGAGTTCAAAACAGATAAATTAGTAGCTGATATTCAGGATGCAGCAACAAATGCTTTAAAATTGGAGTTTGACTTCATTGATAAGGTATTTGAAATGGGAGATTTAGAAAACTTAACTAAAGAAGAGTTAAAAAACTTTATCAAGCATAGAGTTAACACTAAAATGGCTGATTTAGGTCTCACTCCCATCGTTCCTGCCGATCAAATTGATAAAGGAGCGTTAAAGACAATGAAATGGTTTGATGCAGTAATTGCAGGTAAACAACAAACTGATTTCTTTGCAAATAGAGTTACAAATTACGCTAAAGGCCATATGGATTGGTCTACAGCATTTTAAATTATAGGTTATGAGTTTACAAGTTGATACCAGCAACTGGGAAGCTGGAAAAGATTACCCAGAATGGATGAACGAAGTTTCTATAGCTACGATATCTAAAGGATATCTTATGCCTGATGAAACTCCAAGAAAAGCATATAAAAGAGTAGCAGATACAATTGCAAAAAGACTTGACCGACCAGATTTAGCGAATAAATTTTTTCGTTATATGTGGAAAGGTTGGTTGAACTTAGCCTCCCCAGTATTATCAAACACAGGTACAGATAAAGGTCTACCCATCTCATGTTTCGGTATAGACACTCCTGACTCCATTAGAGGAATCGGCCTTACTAACGCAGAGTTAATGAGGCTGACCTCTCTCGGTGGTGGCGGTGGTATTAGTTTATCAAGAGTTAGAGGTAGAGGGGAGAAAATCGGTGACGGTACTACTGGTCAATCAGAAGGAGTCGTACCATGGGCTAAGATTTATGATTCAACCATTATAGCAACAAATCAAGGTGCTGTTAGACGAGGAGCAGCTTCAGTAAACCTTGACATTAATCACCCAGATATAAAAGAGTATCTCCAAATTAGAAGACCAAAAGGAGATCCTAACAGACAGTGTTTAAATCTACATCAATGTGTTGTGGTAGATGATAACTTTATGCAAAGGTTAGAACATAGAGAGCCAGAGGCTATGGAACTATGGGTAGAGATACTAAAATCTAGGGTAGAAACAGGTGAACCTTATATAATGTTTAAGGATAATGTTAATAATAACAATCCTGCAGCATACAAGAAGAATAACCTTGAAGTCTCAATGACTAATATATGCTCGGAGATAACATTATTTACAGATGAGGAGCATTCATTCATATGTTGTTTATCGTCTGTTAACCTTACTAAATGGCATGAATGGAAAAACACGGACCTAGTAGAAACCGCAATATATTTTTTAGATGGAGTATTAGAAGAGTTCTTAGCAAAAACTTCTGGAAGAGAATCCCTGGCAAGGGCTCATAGATCTGCTAAAAAAGGTAGAGCGATAGGATTAGGAGTGTTAGGTTGGCATACTTTTTTGCAGAACGAAAGAATACCTTTTGCTTCTATTGCGGCAACTTCGTTAACACATCAAATATTTTCAGATATAAGAACTAAAGCAGAATCAGCATCAAGAAAGTTAGCTGATGAGTATGGAGAGCCAGTATGGTGTAGAGGAACAGGGATGAGAAACTCTCACTTACTGGCTGTAGCTCCAACAGTTTCTAATTCTACTATATCTGGAGGTGTTTCTGCTGGTATTGAACCAGTACCTGCAAATGTATATACTTTTAATTCAGCTAAAGGAACTTTTATTAGAAAGAATCCAGCATTAGAATCTTATCTAGAGGAAAAAGGTGCTAATACAGAAGAAGTATGGGATCAAATTATGAAAGACAGAGGCAGTATTGCTAACTTACCAGAAGACGTAATGCCAGCTGAGGATAAACCTATCTTTTTAACGTTTGCTGAAATTAACCAATTGGAGTTAGTAAAGCAAGCAGCAACTAGACAGCAGTATATTGATCAAACACAGTCATTAAACTTGGCATTTGATCCTTCTGATAGTCCTAAGTTTATCAATGAAGTACATCAAACAGCATGGAGAGAAGGAGTCAAAACTCTTTACTATCTAAGAACTGATTCAGTGATAAACGGGGATATTGGAAGTAGAACATCAACAGATTGTTTAAGTTGTGATGGATAACTATTTATTATAAATGGGAAAACTAGTTAGACTTACCGCTACTGAATTAGGTGGAGATATTGAAGAAGTAACCATTTACCATACTTCAATAGCTTATAGTAACCTTATATCCGAATCAGTACCAGCAGCAACCTTAACTGGTTCTGGTGCATTGTTTGAAGTTGATGATAATGTTACAACCTTTTTTGCATATGTTTCCGGAGGTTTATGTGTAGGTAATTCTGGCAGTGTTACAGCTTCAGTTTACTCACCAAATACAAGGTATTTTGAGTTTTCTACTTCCGGCAGTGACGAAGGTGGTACTATTGAAATGAGTTCTCCTTTTACTATAGCTGCAACTACATCATCATTTACAGCTTCTGTTAATTTCCTTACATATGCTTCTGCTACTGTTGTTGCAACTTCACAAACATATCCTGATGATCAATTTGTAGGGTGGTACTATTCTGGTAGCTCTACACAAATTTCCACAAATAGTACACTTACACTTACACTAAATACCTTTACAGGTTCAGACGACATAGTGGCATTTTTCAGAGATGGATAGTTGGTACTTTCAGTATTTTTTACTATATTAATATAAAATAAGTTATATGTCAAAAATTACTGCAAGAGCTAGGTACACACAACTAATGGAGTGGTTACCTACATTAAAATCCTATAGGGATAAGTACATGAAAAAAGATGACCCTAAAAGAGGTAAAAGATTTTCTAAAGCTGACCACTACAAAAAAACAAGAGAAAGATATGGCAACAAAAGCAATTAAATTTTATGCAACTTGGTGCGGACCATGTAAGATTTACGGCAAAGCATGGGATAAGGTATCACAAGAGTTAAACGAATCAGTAGAGTTTGTAGATGTAGATATCGACAAAGACACTACAGGATTAGCTGCAGAGTATAAGGTTACATCAGTTCCTCATACAGTAGTTATTAAAGATGGGAAAACTAAAGCAGAAACCGGTAGATTGAGTGTCGGTGAATTAAAAGAATTAATTTTATCATAAATGTTACGAAATCCAGATAGTATCCCTTCTTCGGATACAGTTATACAAGACCCAGTTATGGAACCGTATTTTATTACACGTTCTCAAACTGGAGGTTTTACCGTTTACGAAAGAGTTGTAAAAGGTGAGAATAAGACAGAATATATTAAAACTATAAGTTATCCTTCAAACTTTGGTAATGCGTTAAAAACAATTGCTAGAGAAAAACTTAATGAAGAAGGTAGAACTTATGATTTAAAAAGTTATGTAAATCGTTGGGAAGAAGTAAAAAATTCCTTAATTTCGATAGTAGAATAGCGTTTGCCTATACGCTTTATAATACCTGGCAAATTAAATATTATATAAAATGGCAAAAAATGTTGTTATTAGTCTCTCAGGAGGGATGGACTCCTCAACTTTATTACTCAGGTGTTTATCAGAGTATGATAATGTAACTGCAATATCTTTTGATTATGGTCAAAAACATAGAGTAGAACTTGAAAGAGCTCAATCATTAGTGGATTATCTAAACGATAATGTACACTTTAGAAATGGTGATCAAATTAAGTATCAGGTTATCAAATTAGACGGGTTAGTTAACCTATTAAATTCTAACCTTGTTCAAGGTGGAGATGATGTACCGGAAGGTCATTATGAAGAAGATAACATGAAAGCAACAGTAGTACCTAATAGAAACAAAATATTTGCTTCTTTGGTTCAAGCTGTAGCCTTATCTGAAGCGAATGCTAATGGAAACGATACAGATATCGCATTAGGTATCCATGCAGGTGATCATGCTATCTATCCAGACTGTAGACAAGAGTTTAGAGATGCTGACGATGCTGCTTTTAGAATAGGTAACTGGGAAGCAGAAAAAGTAGGGTACTTTACTCCTTACTTAGATACTGATAAATTAGGAATTTTAAAAGATGGACAAAAACTCATCAAAGAATTGGAATTGGATTTTAACGAAGTATACAAAAGAACAAATACTTCCTACAAACCTTACCCAAGTGGGAACTCGGACTACAAGTCTGCATCTTCTGTTGAACGCATTGAAGCGTTTATTAACCTGGGTGTGGATGATCCCGTTCAGTACGAGGACGAAACTGGACCGGTTGATTACCAAGTTGCGAAAGCACATGTTGAAAAATTATTAGCAGAACACGCAGCATGAAAAAGTTTATAATCCTTTTTTCACTATTGGTTAGTTCTCTTGCTTTCGGGCAAGAGGACATTCCAGTAAGTTTGTTTGGAGTATATGCAAACGGTGATGGTGAGGTCTTACAGATTAGCAGAGATTTAGATCAGGTAATATTTCAACGTAGATCTAAATATAAGATAGAAGCAGTTGGTACTATTAAGTTAGTAAATGGTGAATTACATATCATAAGAGCTGATGAAAAAGATGAGTATAGTTTAGCTTTTTTTATTGGTAATGAAAATATAGTAATTACAAAACCAAGATCTAAATCAGCCTGGTTGTGGACTAGAATACAATAGGATATGTCTTGTAGGACTTTAATTGTAGGTACACCACGTTCTGGCACCAGTTCTTTACTTAGAGCTTTTGGTGCCAGTAACGGTTTTAAACGTTACGGAGAACCTTGGAACCGTTGGTTATATGAAAAAGTACTTCCTTTTCCATATGAATTTGAGGAAAACTGTAATGTAAAAACCCTTATACACACACTACCTAAAGAATATATTAACAAACCAATAACTGAGTTTTACGATCATCTTTTCCCACTTTTCGATAACATAATTTTATTGGGTAGAAAAAATTTTAAAAACCAGTTAGAAAGTTACACGTATCAACTTCATCAAGAACTTAATACTCCTACTAGAAATAAAGTAAAATGGCAACACCCATACACCGTAAAAGGTGATTTACCAACTCATCTTTACGAAGATGAAATGCATAAAATGTGTAATCAGTTGACTTATTTATCAGAGCATAGTGGTATACCAATCACGTGGTATGAAGATATTTATGTAGATGATCTAACAGTACTAACTAACTTTGTCAGTAAATTTAAAGGTATTAAGGATAAAAAGTCATTTTTCAAGAAACTAAATCCACGTAACCGACTTAGAAAAGACAAATTATCGTTACTATAATGAACAAACAACAGTACTACTGTACAATTCCTTTTAAATACTCAGAGGTATTCAACGACAAACACTATCTTTGTTGCCCTGGGTGGTTAACTGAAGATGTTCATTCTACAGGTAATATTAAAAAAGATTTTTTTAGTGATAAGTCCAATAGAATTAGAAGTAGTATTTTAGATGGTAGTTACAAGTACTGTAGTACAACTCAATGCCCACACCTTTCTTCAATAGAAAAAGGTATTAACTTAGACGGTAGGTTTATAGAAAAAAATGAGTACAATAAACAACTTCTCATTAACGGTGTTGGACTTAAAAATATTAATTTATGTTTTGATGAAAGTTGCAACTACAAGTGTCCATCTTGTAGATTGGATTTTATAAATTTTAAAGGTAAAGAACTTAAATCAGTAGAAGATAAACTTTTGCAAGTAGAAAAAGAATTAGCAGCTACCTTAGAAAAAATGACTTTAACCGGTGGTGGTGATCCATTTTTTTCAAATAGTTTTAGAAAATTTTTATTAAGATTTGAACCTAAAAAGTTTCCTAAATTAAGAAATATTCATATATTAACTAATGGTAGTCTATGGACTGAAACTTTATGGAATAAATTACATAAGATTCACCCTTATGTTAGAACTTGTGAAATTTCAATCGATGCTGCTACAAAAGATACTTATGAAAATAAAGTAAGATTAGGTGGTAATTGGGAAAAGTTATTGAGTAATTTAAAATTTATTACTTCGATTAATACCATTAAAAGATTTACTTTTTCATTTGTTACTCAGGATAGTAATTTTGAGGAGATGTTACAATTTTGCAATTTGTTCAATACTAACAGTAATTTAAAAGGTAAGAAATATTCTATATTTTTCAACAGAATTACGAATTGGGGCACCTTTTCTGATTCGGAGTTTAGGGACAAGGACATAAGTGTTCCATCTCATAAGGATCATGAAAAATTTTTAAATGTACTTTATAAAGTGAATAAAGAACCAAACGTCATACATAATTTTAATAATTTAATTACTGTTAACAAAACACTATTATGATATATTGGTTTACAGGACAGCCTTCCCATGGCAAAACAGTACTAGCAAAAAAGTTATTTGAAGCTAAACTTTTAGATTACCACATAGATGGAGATGATTTAAGAGCTCTTACGAACAATAAAAATTATGGAATTGAAGGAAGAGTTTCAAACGTAGCAACAGCTCAAAAAATCGCTTTATATTTACACAATCAAGGTGAAGATGTAGTAGTTTCTTTAGTATCTCCTTATTTAGATCAAAGAGAGGAATTTAAAGAATTAGTAGGGCTTGAGAATATTGTAGAGTTTTACGTACATACTACTGAACCTCGAGAACGAGATCATTTTGCA